TTCTTGTTCTTCTATTAGTAGATCTACGTATTTAAACTATACTGTAAAAACAACAGCAGGTAGACCTACTCAATATTATTTTGAAAAAACTATAAACCCTACTTTATATTTATATCCCGCTGCGGATCAAGCTTATACCGTTGTTTATTACGCAATGCTTAGAATGAAAGATTCAGGAGACTATACTAATAATAATGAAATACCTTTTTCTTTTTTACCATGTTTAACAGCAGGTCTAGCTTATTATTTAGCTTTAAAATATGCTCCAGAAAAAACACAAATATTAAAACTAGTTTATGAAGAAGAGTTTAAAAGAGCTGCTGATACAAATAGAGGAAATGTAAGTTCTCATTTTGTGCCTTACATTGGGATAACAGGAGGAACTTATTAATGGGGAGATATTCTTCAGGTAAGTTTGCTTTACGTATTTCTGATAGAGATGGAATGGCTTATCCTTATAATGAAATGGTACAAGAATGGACAGGTGCTTGGGTACATCGATCAGAGTTTGAACCTAAATCACCTTTATTAAATCCGACCAATCATCCAACTGATGCTCAATCTTTACAGCATGCAAAACCTCAAATAGTTAGTGTAACAATACCCCTTGGAGGTATTTACATAAATGATGATCCTACTTCAACAAGTATGAGTCAAGGAGGATCTAATGGTGTTTCTCCTGCAATAGGGGCTAATGGTTTTCAAACTGTTTTACAAACAATACAACAGTTTAATCCTATACCTGCACCAGGGGCTATGGAAACGGTTCAAGTTAGAACCATGCAACCTCTAAATGGTAGTTCACAAGCTAATCAAGATACTATAATAAACACACAATTAGGGACAGCAACGGTGGTAATATCATGACGACATATGCAGAATTGGTAGATCAAATAAGAAGTTACACAGAAACATCTAGTGATGTTTTAACCACAACTATAATTAATGATTTAATTAATCAAGCAGAGCTTCGTATTTTTAGAGAAGTAGATCTTGATGTATTTAGAGCATATCAATTTACAACACTAACACAAGGCAATGAATTTGTTACGCTGCCTGGAGCTACTCCAAGTACTATGTCATTTGTTAGAACAGCATCTATTTATCCAACTGTAGGAACAGATGCTAACGTAAGAACATATTTACTACAAAAAGATATTAGTTATATGACTGAATACTGGCCTAATAGAACCACACAATCAAAACCAAAATATTATGCTATGTGGGATCAAAACACAATATACCTTGCTCCAACTCCAGATACAGCATATAAGATAGAGTTAGCTTTAAATCGTAATGAAACAGGTCTTTCTACCACTAATACCACAACATGGGTTAGTCAGAATGCGCCACAAGTTTTGTTGTATGGTTGTTTAGTTGAGGCTTTTAAATACCTCAAAGGACCCTATGACTTGCTTGCTCAATATGATAAAAGTTATCAACAAGCTGTAGAACGCTTGCAAATAGAACAACAAGGTAGACGAAGAAGGGACGAATATCAAGATGGTGTTATTCGAGTTCCTTTGCAGTCACAACAACCATAGGAGATAAAAGATGGCTATATCACAAGCAGTGTGCAACTCTTTTAAAGCAGAGCTTTTAGAAGGGAAACATGATTTTGCGAATGGTGGACATACTTTTAAAATTGCGTTGTTTACATCAAGCGCAACTTTAGGAGCAACAACTACCGACTATTCGACAACAAACGAAATAACAAATACATCTGGTTCGGCTTATACAGCAGGCGGTGAGACTTTAACTGGTCAATCGGTTACAGGTGGTTCAGGAGCATCAACAGCTTATGTTGATTTCTCAAATGATCCTCAATGGACTTCTGCTAGCTTTACAGCAAACGGAGCGATGATCTATAACACTACAACAGATGGTGGAACTGGAACAACGGACGCAGTATGTATTTTAGCTTTTGGTTCTGATTTTACAGCAACTAACGGCACGTTTACAATTCAGTTTCCAGCACCAGGTACGAGCACAGCTATACTGAGATTATCGTAAGGATTTAACATGGCATTGATTATCAATGATCGTGTTAAGGAAACCACGACAACAACAGGTACGGGGACCGTGGATCTTGCAGGAGCAAGCACAGGCTTTCAAACTTTTGTCGCTGGTATCGGTACAACTAATACAACGTATTATTGCATTACGATGCAATCAGGTAGCACGGAATATGAAATAGGAATAGGCACTGTTACAGATGCAGCTACTGATACATTATCAAGAGACACTGTTTTAGAGAGTACAAATAGTGATAATTTAGTAAATTTTTCTGCAGGTGCAAAAGATGTATTTTGTACATATCCAGCAAAGAGGGCGCCATCCCCTGTCATGGATCCTACAGCATATGTAACAACACATAATTCTACTATCAGTGATACACAAACAATGGACTCTGGCGTTTTAGCTGGACCTGTATCTATTACAGGGACATTGTCCGTAACAGGGAATTTATTTATTTTATGAGCACGCTTGAAGTAAATAAAATTATACCACAAGGATCAGGTACTGCTCTTCAAATTGGAGAGAACGGTGACACCATAACGTTGCCAGCAGGCACCACAATAACATTACCTAACGGATCAGTTACTAATGATGAACTAGCAGGTTCTATTGCTAATGCAAAATTAGCGAATTCATCAATTACAATTAATGGATCATCTGTTGCTTTAGGTGGCTCAACCACTGTACAAGCAGCTTTATCATTTCCAACAATCAGTTCTATAAATCCTAGTATTATAGAAAACACACAAACAGCAGTTACTATAACAGGAACCAATTATATTTCTGTTCCTTTTGTTGATGCAATTAATTCTTCAACAGGAGCTATTGTGTCAGCAGACTCAGTATCATTTACAAGTTCAACTGCTATTGTAGCAACATTTACTTTACCTGTAGATGGCACCTATTTTCTTCGTGTAGAAAACAATGACGGACTAGCCGTACGATCAGGTTCAGCATTACTAACAGTATCAGACGCACCAGCTTGGCAAACAGCGGCGGGTAGTCTCGGTAGTTTTGCTGCAGGGTCATCTGTTGGAACGATTACCCTTACAGCGACAGATGCAACGTCTTTTGCTGTAACATCTGGGGCTTTGCCTGGAGGTCTTACGTTGAATAGCGCAGCAACTAATGCTACAATAACAGGAACAGAGTCAGGAGCAACAAGTGCTACGACGTATAACTTTACGGTGACGGCGACAGATGCAGAAGGCCAAACGGCAGATAGAGCATTTAGTATAGCAATAACTGTAGGACAAATAAATAGTATGAGGTTTGATCCGTAATGGGAACGTATTTAAATAGAACACCAAGTAGTGCAGGCAACAGAGGAATTTGGACTGTATCATGTTGGATAAAAAAATCTAATCCAACTCACAGAACAGTATTATTTGGAACACCAGGTTCTGATAATAATTCCACAATGCAATTTATTTTGCATCAAGATAGTGGTGTTAGGTTTGGAGTAAATTCCTTTAATGTATTTACAACTACAAACACTTTTTTAATGCGTGATCCTTCTTCTTGGTATCATCTTGTATTGTCTATAAATACCTCTGAGGGTTCTTCTGATAACAGAACAAAATTTTATATTAATGGTGAAAGATTTACTAATTTTGATGGAAATAATTTAAATAGCATTACTAATGGTTTTCAATATGGTTGGAATAATACTATAGCTCATACTATAGGAGCAGAACCTACACCTGCAGATTATATGGATGGATACATAACTAATTTTGTTAATATTGATGGCCAAGCACTAGGTCCTTCTTCTTTTGGGGAAACAGATTCTACTACAGGTGAATGGAAACCCAAAGCAGATTTATCAGGTCTTACTTTTGGTACTAATGGTTTTTGGCAAAAATATGAAAGTGCAGGAAACTTAGGACTTGATTCTTCAGGAAACTCAAACACATATACAGTTAACAATGCAGGAACAGGTGCTCAAGCTGTAGACACAGCTAGTAATAATTTTTGTACTTTAAGTCCG